CTGAGCGGTGCGGGTGTAGTTTACAAAGGCAAACAGAGGATCGTCACTGAGGCAACGGGAACCCCAGAAGCGGAAGCCGTCTTTGCGGATCAGCGTGGTGACATCGTTCTGGTTCAGCAGCCCCGCATCGGTTGCCGGGTCCTGCAAATCCCAGAACACATCAGCTGACATGCCGGTGACGCCGTTCACGCCCACGTTGGACAGGGTTTTGTGCCAGCCGGTCTGGTCGTCTATTTTGGCGCGCAGGCCGAGCGCACGGGCGGAGGCGTAAGCCGTCGCATCTGCATTCAGCACGGTGTCAAAGTTGATGAAGTCAGGCCAGATCAGCATCCCCTCGCGCTGGCTGAAATTGTCACGGTAGGCAATCGCTTCTTCCACCGTTTTGCAGCCGTAGGCGGACAGATAGGCAAACCCGCGCAGACTCTGCGCCACGCTCAGCAGCTCAGTGGCAACCGCCTGCGTGTCGTGTCCCGGCACACCGAGAATGCGCGGCTTGACACCGAGCTGCGACTGCGCCGAAAGCAGCGCTTTCATGCCCGTTTTTTTACCGTCAGCAGTTACACCGCCGATAATGTTGGAGGTGGTTTCCGCTTCGGTTTCGCCCTGCGCCACGCGCACAACGACGGTCACGGGTTTAGCCTGGTCTGCAATCGCATCCAGCGAACGGGCCAGCGTGCCGGACTCTCCCGCTTTGCCGCTGGCGGTCAGCACATCGGTCAGCAGAACCGGCTTGTTGAGGGGAAACATAGACGCATCAGCATCATCGCCGGTGCAGACCATGCCCACGATGGCGGTGCTCACCGTGGTAATGGATCGGGTGCCCTCGTTGATTTCAACAACGCGCACCCCGTGGTGGTAATCCTGAGCCATAAGGCAGTCTCTCCGGTTTACAGGGGGTACGCCTATGTTCTGGTTGATATGCGTGCGGCGCACGCGCCGGGCTATGTGTGGTGAATGGTACAATGGAAGGGGTAAAAAAATCCCCGCAGGTGCGGGGACAGGATTAATCTTCGGGAGGTTCAGGCCAGTTAATATCCGGCGCTTTACTGGTATCCACACGGTTAAGCAGGACGCGGTATTTCTTCCACTCGGTGAGTGCGACAGTTTCTTTTGTCGTCGCAATCCCCAAATCAACTGCATCCTGCAATGGAGCAATCTCAGCATTAGCCATCTGCATCAGACGTAACTTTTTGCTTTCCGCCTGCGCAACGAGTTCCTCAGGTGTATAGTCGGGCTGATCTATTAGTACAGGGCCAGCAGGAGTATGGTTAATGTATTTTCCCCGCTCCTGACCGAGGAACAGTGCGGCGTGCTCTTCCTCGCTGACGGGTATCAGGTCAGCGGGAATATCGTTTCCCTTAAGTTCATCTGTACTCAGCCAGAAAAAACCTTTTGCCGAATAGCTGTAGTAATATTGTCCAGTCATTATCAGTACCCCAGTGCAAACCATGAAATGCCGTATGCGGTATCAGCGCCAGAGTTCGCTTTGCTGGCCAGATAGAATTGCGTTTTGTTTACCGGATAACCATAAGCGTTATCAATCGCGCCGCCCTGCCCATCCTTATTTGTGGCAAAGACGGCAAAGCAGGTGTCATTGAATGCCCGTGGGAACGAGTAGGTTCCCCTGGCATTATCCACATTACCCCACTGCATAATCAGCCCCGTTGACTCATCACGACTCCAGCCTGAGAAACCTAATGTAGCCGTGTTTTTCTTATTAAAATTGCTGTTAACCCAGTCTACCGTGGCACGCGCATTAATATTTGCGTCGCGAGTAGCGAGTTGACTATTGAGCCAGGTTGTTAGCGCCCCACCCCATGCGGAGCCACTAATATCTCCGTTTGTGTTTAAAACAGCCTCTCCAGCTTTAATTAGTGCTGGAGAGCGCAGCTCACCTGTTGCAACATCAAAAACCCAAAGTTTATCGTTAACCTCAAAATCTGTTTTCGCATGGAGCACAATCTGTGGGAAATTCGGCTCACCTGTAGTGAGTAATCCCATTGACGCAGCTACCGGATAACCCGATTGAAGGCTTACAATTTGCTTCCATAAAGGAAAGTAATTGTTATCATTATTTTGACGCACTATTGCCGGGCTATAAAATGGTGCTCCGCTGGTAAGTTGAGAACCAAACCCTCCAGCCCCCTCTGTCGCGTTTCCGGTTGAAATAGCCTGAAAGATTTTTGTCAGTACCTTTCCGTGATGCTGTAATTCATTTTCACTAAAATACCCGGCAACAACACTATTGGCGATAAGGGAAATAATTCCGTCACCACCTGACTTAAACCCGGTGTCATTATCACCAATCGCAATCGAACTTCCACCGATATTGTTATTAACATTTACGCCAAATGAAGATGTTTGCGGCAGCGTTAGCTTCCCGCTCATTTCATCGCCAGTTTTCTGGACAGCTCCTTCGGCTTTATCTACTGTGTCACTTAGACCAAGGTTTGAGAGAGCCTTAGCAATCGCAGGTGCGCCATCAGTTTTAATATCACCGAAAGGATTTGAACGACTCAGTAAAAGCGCTTTAAGTGCAGTTAAGAGCTGATTTTGTTTTGTTGGATCAACGTTAATACCTGCAGAAGCCAGAATCGTAAGAAGTTCTGACTGTGTATCTCTGACAGTACCCTGAACGTTATTAAGATGCTCGGCATCAACTATGGTCCCCAGCTCACCTGTGAGCGGATTACCATCATGGAAAAGATTATCCGGCGTCTGCACCGGTGGCATTAAGGGCCGCATTATTCATTCTCCTGATATGCGAAGTAGCAAAATGTATGAGCTGGTTTGAGATCGCGGAAGACTTCTTCAATAACCGGATCACCAAAGGAGGTCAGGCGTTCACCTGCTGCTGAACTGCCTGAGTGAAAGCGATAGGATTGCGCCCCAGCGTTCTGAATATTGACGCGCCATACCCAGATAATGTCTTCAACCCAGAGCCGATCACCGGCGCGGTTAACTCCCGCCCTGAAAGGTTGCGGTTCATCAATTGTGATGATGTAGCCAAGGTTACTGGCCAGTTGAGTAAAGTACGGAATACTGAGACCACCGACCTCAGCCATTTTGGCCAGTACACGCTGCTGGCGTTGCTGGTATGTCGCACCTTCAGCAGGAGCAAGGTCCAGGACGCGTTCCCAGTCAGACAAAAGGCTGCGTGCATAAAATGGAGTAACTCCACCTTCGACAAGCCCAGCAGACACATCGAGAGTGTCAAAAGCACCAGATTCTGATCGCAAGGATGCATCAAGCAGAGGCTGGCCAGGACTGTACGAAACGAGTGGCAGCAGACGATTTAACAGCGTGAAGTAGCTCATAGCAGCTCTACCTCAACGTTTCCTAATCTAAGCCATTCGACTTTCGTGGCATCGATTACAGGCTGAATATTTGTGGATGGTGTAACGATGTCATAGTCGGTGATACCTTGAATGAGAGAAATCAATGTCCCCGCCTGACTGCGGATAAAAGCCACTCCCGGCTTACGGCGCGAGTCATCGTCCTCCAGCGTTCCAGTAATAGCCTGTTTGGCTGCTGCGAGGGTGATTCCTTCCAGTGATACCTTTACGAGCACGTCAAATGCACGGATGACAGGCATGATGACCAGCGTGTTTTTTGCTGTAACAGGCCGAACATCGTCAATGTGAGCCTGCGTCCTGTCGATCACATCCTGAGAAGGCAACCCACCTGCAGACGTAATAACAACATCAACAGTGCCCAGCCCCCGTCGCAACGGATAAACATATGCTGCAGATACACCTGATACCTCCAGCGCCCAGCGTTTGTAATCATATTTATTGCCGCCTGCAGGAGGTCGGCGAATGATTTCAAGCAGACGGGCAAGCAGCTCCGCATCAGTTTCCTCATCCGTACCGCCAGTCATCAGACCAACGGTCACTGTGCTGTCAAACCCGTCAGGTGTAGTGGTCAGCGTTGCCGATGTGACTGAGGTGGTATTACCCGCAGTCCCGGACAGAGAAGACATTGCATTTACGGATGCTTTTCCATCCGACCCGATAGTAATTTCTTCGGTTGTTGTCCACGATACACTGTCGCGTTTGAACACAAGACCGGCGGCAGCTGCCGCGCCCGGTTCGCCGGTAAATGTGGCGGGCCCGGAGGCGCTGTTGGCCGCTTTTTTGCTTAAACCACGTAAACGGGCATGCAGATAGAGAAATTCGGAATCAGCTGTATCCGGGAATATCTGACGGACTATCCATCCCTGATGCTGATAAAGCCCCTCGGCAACGCTGGCCACACTTGACGCCCGGACATACCAGTCGCTGTCTGGCCCCAGCTTGTCATCTGACAACTGCAGGAGATTTTTGATATCCCGCAGAATGTCGGTGCGAATTTGCGCGGCATTTTTGGTAATGAATGGCATCAGCTGACCTTAACCGGAAATTTCCAGGTCTGCGGCGTTCCGCTCGCGGACGTGACGATGATATGAAGCAGCATCCAGCCTTTTTGCCAGTGCTCTGCAGTTACGGAAATGGACTTAGCGCGACCGTCATCAATAATCGGCTTCAGGGCCTGCTGCGAATACTGCACCGCGAGTTTCTGAACGCGGGAAACATCCTTTTCGCGGCGAAGAGTATGTAAAAGAGAGCCCAGAGTTGGATCAGCCCACCATGAGCCAAGGGGCGTCATCAGCCGTAAATAGACGGCATTCGCTAAAGTGTCTGAGCTGTCGCCGGTATAATCGCCGGTCGTTGGGTCAATCAACATTTCCATGCCGTAATACTATCGGCATGGAAATTTAAATTATCGGTGAAGGGGTTCAGTGGGTATTGCTTTTGAAGGAGAACTTACGTTACCACAAATTACATTTGCTGATTAGGTTTCTGCGTTGTGCCTGCGTCGCCGCCGTGGTTGTGGTCGTGACCGTCATAAGTCTCGCGCATGGTGTTCAGCGTAGATTTACCGTCAGCAACTTCATTACTGCCTTTCAGCAGTGGCGTATCAAAATCCGCCTGCTCAGAGGCTGTCGTTTTATACGTTCTGGTATTAACAATATGTTGTTCGGTATTCACCGTGTGCTTTTTAGTATTAACAATATATTCATCGCAGTTTACTTCAATTATTTTTCCGCGCTTCAGAATAATGTTGCTGCCTTCATCAGAATAAATGGCAAGCTCACCACTTTTCAGGCTCTTTAGCCTGTATGCAGCGTGTTCCGTGGCAATCACCACGCTATGACTGGTGCGCCCGTT